TTATCCATTTACTACGCGCAATAGCGTGCGAGTGCCTTTCCGATCTAGCGCTTTATTTGATAGCTCAATCAGCCTGCCTATGTCGGCGCTGGCGTAGTGTTCAGGTATTGATGCGGATTTATGTCCCATCAGTGCGTTGCGATCTTCTTGTGCTACGCCTGCTAACCTCAGTCGGCTGGCGTAGGTGTGTCGCAGATCGTGGATTCTGACATCGGTCAGCGCGACTTTTGCGCGAGCAGTCTGCCAGCCGTTGTTGTTCATAGTGTCGACGCGGTGTCCGCTATAGGTGAACACGAAATCGGCATGTTTCCCGCGTTGAGCCTCAATGATGCGCCAGGCGGCATCGTTGAGAATCACGACGTGCCCGACTGCTGTTTTATAATCTGCTGGCGGGATAATGAAGACGCTACGCCCGGCTTCCGGAACTGGACGCTCCCATTTCCAGCGCAGACCGACCACGTTTTCATCGCGAAGACCGGTGTTGATCGCGAAAAGTACCATCGGTTGCAAGTGTGCTGGCAGCAGCGGCAGCAGTTCATCCTGTTCTTCCCAGCTTAACGGATGTGGCGGGCGGCGATTTTCCTGCTCCATGGTGATCAGTGGCGGTGCTGTCATCAGCCAGGGTTGGCCGTTGTCGTCGCGCCATGCGCGGGCTGCTCGATTGAGAATCGCGCGCACGACTTCCAGGGTGCGGTTGATGGTGGTTGGGCTGACCTCGTCCATGCGTCTGGATTCTTTGAATTCTTCCAGGGTCGCATCGTGAACGTGGGCGATATCCATGGTGCCGATAAATGGCAGTAGTAGCGTGATGTGGTAGGCCAGCAGATCAGCTGTGCGCTTATGTTGCGATTCGGTCAGGTAACGCGCTGCGCAGTCTGCGAACACAGGGCGAGCGTCCGCTCGATGATGCTGACTTTGCCGTTTTCTGATTTCGTCTGCGAGTCGCTGTTCTGCCTGGTCTTGCGATACTTTTCCGAGTCTGATGAAGATGCGTTCACCTTTGCAGACTTTGTTGAGGGTGCGCGATCCGTCTGCTTCAATTGATATTCCGCGCGTTCTGGTTGTTGCCATGATTTTTCTCCGTTGATGATTGGTCTTTTTCCGTTAATTTCTTTGTGGTGGGTTGCCCATGCATCCAGGTCAATCCGGTCAAATGCAACGCCTCTGCCACCGATTGGAATTTCAACGATAAACGGCCGTACCGATACGTCAAACACATCGCGGCACATGCCCAGGTAGGCAGGTGCATCGCGGTGACGTATCAGTCTAGGCATGATGTTCATTTGATTGATCCAGTTTCAGTGTCGTTATAAAACTTGATGCAAAAGCTTCGCAGGATTTTTTTGCAGGGAGGCTACTATCTTCCTTTAGCTATAAATTCAAACAATCATGGCGGATGTTGTTGATTTGGCTGATTGTTTATTTTTCTTTTAAATTAGATAGATAGCTCAACCATTCCTGCGTGGATAGAGCGAGATAACCGCCATTGAGTTCACTCAATTCCGGAATATAAATTACTCGGCTGTTATATTCGATTTCGTGTGCGTGCTGCACGTCAGGAAAGTGTTGATGCCCAATTGAAATAGTGCATCCAGTGCGTCATCCACGCTTGAGTCAGGGTAACTTTTCAGATAAGTTGCGATGGCTATGTCGGTGCGCTCTAACTGATCAGTGACGACCGCGACCGTGTAGTTATAAGCGCAGGCACTCATGATGGCCTCCGATTTGACTCTGCTGCCATGGCTATTTTCAAATGCTTTTCGAATGCCTTGCGCACCAGCTTGGTGATTGGCTCAGTTTCATTCTCTTCAATGAAAAAATCGCCATAATTAGTGCAGATTTTGAAGCCGCGATTCATGTCCGGAATGCGCTTTGCGATGGTGTATCTCAGATCGTCGGTGTAGTTGCTCATAATCTTCTTCCTCAAAAATCAGAGTTTTCCGGAAATGATATGGTGCACGGTCACTCTGTAATGTATGTGTGTGACAACGATGCTGCTCGGTGGGTGTGGCAGTCAATGTGTTTAGTGTTCCGATTTAATTATAAACACTATGTTTAATTAAATGCAAACACATTGTTTGATTTTTATTGCGATTCTGTTTGTGTTGGTTATTCCGGGCATAAAAAATCCCGCCTGAGCGGGTTTATAATTTGGGCACTACAAATCAATTACTCTTCCATTGTCTTGCATATCTGTACCAGTAAATCCATCTTGTATGTCGGCATGGTTTGCATGGATTCGACAACAGATTTAATTCTCTCGTTCAGTAAAGGGTCGGTCATTGATCCTGTTCCATCCCTTAGCCAGTAGGGGTTGCATCCCAATTTACTTGCGATATCCATAATATCTGCACGAGGAAGGCCGCGTGATTTCCAGTTCGTCAGCATCTGATCATAGGTTCCGATCAGTCGTGCAGCAGCTGCCGATGATTTGCAGTTATGCAGTTTTTTAGCGGCTTCAAGTAAGCGTTCAAAGTCAGTGTTCATGTTGCACATCATAATTTTAATTGTTGACTCATTGTAAAACAAATTGTTTGACCATGATTAAACGTAGTGTTTATAATATCTCGCCATGAAAACTGATAAACAACTTATTGATGAATTAGGTGGCCCGACCAATGTTGCGCGGCTGCTCGGGTTCGAGCTGGTCAAAGGGCCTCAGCGTGTGCAGAACTGGAAGATACGTGGAATACCTTCAAAAATTCGCCTTCAGTACCTGGACCTGTTTGGTCATATTCAAAGTCAGAAGGTTAGCGTGCAGACTTGCAGCCTTGAAGGCACATCATGACCCCGTCCCCCTTGATGCTGGATGGCTGTGGCAGATCAACACTGTTGCACTCCTTTGCAACGCGTGCAACGGATGGTTCAACGCAATCCGGATCGAAGGTACTCCCTGGCTTTTCTCATCGCGGGTAATCCGCGCCGCGCAGAATGTCCAGATTTTGGAGTTTTAAACTAGGTCAACTGAGGCCGCTGCCATGTTCACTGTCCGTATCGAAGGCGTTGAGGAACTAAAAAGATCCCTGAGCGATATCGGGCAGAAGCAGCTGCCATATGCCACCGCGCTGGCCATTACCCGCGTGGCGAAATCGGTCGAGCAGCGCCTGCTGGCCGACATGAGCAGTGCGTTCAAGCCAGCCAGCCCGTATGTCGCGCACTCCACATTTTCTACTGCGGCCACCAAGCAGAATCTGACAGCCACCATCGGCCTCAAGGACATCAAGCCTGCGGGTGGCACGGCACCTGCCGTATTACTCAAGGAGCATTTCACCGGCGGCCTGCGCGGTAACAAGCCGTTCGAGAAGGCGATCGCATCGCTCGGCGGATTGCCGTCCGGCTGGCGCGCGATCCCCGGATCCGGCATCAAACTTGACGCCTACGGCAACCCGAGCCGCCGCGAGATCGGCGAGATGCTGGGCGCTTTGCGCTCGCACCTGCAAATTTACAAGGGACGCGGCAAACGCATGATGTTGACGGGCTATTTTATCGTGCCGGTTGGCGCTCCCACCCATCTGCATCCTGGCATTTACAAGCGGCTGGATCGCGCCGCCATCAAGGCCATGTTCATCTTCGTGCAGTCGGCGCGTTACCGCAAGGTGATCGACTTCGAACGTAACGCCGTTGAGGTGGTCGCTCGCGAATTTCAGCCAACTTTCGATGCAGCCTTTCGTGATGCGATCAGGAGTGCGCGATGAGCCGGGAGAATGATGACGACATACGCGCGCAGATGGCGGGGGCGGGTCTCATCATCGACAAGCCACTCAACCTGGACGCGAAGATCCAGCGCTGGAAGGTGGAGGGCGAGGATCAGGAGAAACGCGGGTGGTCTCGCCTTCGCGAATGGACGTCGCCCAATTCCGGCAGAACCTATATCGTCGGATCCTTCGGCGTCTGGCACGGCAACGACGACGGCTACACCAGGATCGAATTCGGGGGCGACCGGGCGGCCCTGCTGACCGAGGAGGATAAACGCGCGCTGCGTGCCGCACATCAAGAGGAGACGCGCCGGTTGGCGCAGATTCGCAAGACCGAAGTCAATCGTGCGGCATCGTGGGCCGGGGCGGTGTGGAATAAATGCCCGCCGGCATCCGGGCATGAATACCTGACCCGCAAACAGATTCGGGCGCACGGCCTGCGCCTTATGCCGGACAGTACCGACGGCATGCGCCTCACTGGGCTGGACGACTCCAATTTCTACCGGCTGAAGATGGCAGCCGGTGCTCTGGTCATCCCCATGCACGACACCAAAGGTGGCATCATGGGGTTGCAGTTCGTCTACGCGAAGGGGCATCCGCGCCGCACCAAGATTGGCCGCGACAAGGAATTCTGGCCGTCCGGTATGGCGATGGGCGGCACGTTCGGTCTGATCGCAAATTTGCCGCGCAGCGGCGTGCTGCTGATCGCGGAGGGCTATGCCACCGCCGCCAGCCTGCATGAGTCCACCGGCTATCCGGCGGCCTACGCGTTTTCGGCGAACAACTTGGCCCGCGCAGGCAAGGAGATCGCCAAAGCCTGCCCGGCACTGCGTTTGTTGTTCTGTGCGGATGACGATTATCTGACCGACGGCAATCCCGGTTGCACGGAAGCGGCCAAGGCCTCCGCCGGACTCGAGCAGTCGTCCTGGATCAAGCCGGCTTTTCCGGTCGATGCAGAGGGGCGCGACCTGCGCGATGGCAAAAAACTCACCGACTACAACGACCTGCTGGTGTTGAGCGGACTGCCTGTCACGCTGGCCGAGCAGATCAATGCCGCGCTCGATGCGCTGAAATGGCGCGATGCTATGCCGCGCGCGGAACCTGCTATGCGGGGGGGAGGGGCGCGCGAAGCCCTGAAATCCATGCTGACTCTGGAGGAGGCGGTCGAGCGTTTTGCGCTAGTGTTCGGCAGCAAGGGCACCATGTTTGATTATCAGGAACACATCCTGGTGCCCAAGGTGGATGTGCTGGACATCATCCCCGAACACGGCTGGCGTGACATGCGGGCGATCAAACGCGTGGCGCGCATGGACGAGGTCGGTTTCGATCCGCCCGGGAACGATCCTCGTATCACTTGCAATCTGTGGGGCGGCTGGCCCACCGTGCCGAAACAGGGTTCGTGTGAGTGTCTGCTGGGGCTGCTCGAATACCTGTGCAACGAGGAGGAAGCGCATCTTGAGGTTTTTCTCTGGGTGATGCGCTGGCTGGCCTATCCGGTTCAGCATCCGGGCGCGAAAATGCGCACCGCGCTGATCTTTCACGGCGCGCAGGGCACCGGCAAGAATCTGTTTTTTGAGGCGGTGATGGCGATCTACGGCGAATACGGCCGCATCATCGACCAGTCGGCCATCGAGGATAAGTTCAACGACTGGGCGTCCAAGAAGCTGTTCATGATCGCGGATGAGATCGTCGCTCGCAACGAGCTGTTCCACCTGAAGAACAAGCTGAAAGGGCTGGTCACCGGCGAGTGGATCCGCATCAACCCGAAAAATGTTGCGGCACACGACGAGCGCAATCACGTCAATCTGGTGTTCCTGTCCAACGAGTCTCAGCCGCTGCATCTGGACAAGGATGACCGGCGCTTCGGCGTGATCCATACGCCGGAGAAACTGCCTGCCGAGTTTTATCAGCAGGTGCGCGACGAACTGGACAACGGTGGCATCGCGGCACTGCACTGGCATATGCTCAATCTGGATCTGGGCGACTTCGACGAACACACCAAACCGCCGATGACGCGCGCCAAACGTGACCTGATCGACATCAGTCGTGACTCGGTGCAGATGTTCATCGACGAATGGCTGGCCGGTCGACTGGATCTCCCTGTGGGGCCAGCCGGATCCGCCGAGCTGTATGAGGCTTACTGCTGGTTCTGTCGGGTCAACGGCGAAGCGAAACCGCGTGCCTCCCGCCAGTTCATCGGCAGCGTCAAACATCTGCCCGGCTGGGAGTACGGCGAGGAAAACCGCATGGACGGCACTCGCCGCATCGTCCGGGGCACCGTCATTCCGCCGTCTGTCATGCTGATCAAGCATGGAAGCGCCAGGGATGACACGGAAAGCAAAGTCGCCTGGCTGACGACCCAATGCACCAAGTTTAAACAGGCACTGGAGGCGATCCGATGAAAAGGCAGGACATACAGGGCATGGAGCAGGACCAAAAACAGGAGCAAAAATCCCGCGCCTGTTGGCTTGCAGGACATACAGGACATCGCGCGCGTGCCTGCGTAAGTGATTGCTGCGCCGTTTCAGACACGTCATCACGTTCCCGCGCATATCCCTGTTTTTTATCTCCTGTATGTCCTGTATTCCATATGTTGAAAGGGTTGGATGTCCTGCTTTTGCTCCTGCTCCATGCCCTGCATGTCCTGTTTTTATCTGAAATTGGAGAATTGCCATGAAAGTTCAGGAGAAAATCGAAATGCTGCCGGTATCCGTCCTGGTGCCTTATGCAAAAAATGCCCGCACGCATACACCGGATCAGGTTGAGCAGATTGCCGCCAGCATGCGCGAATTCGGTTTTACCAATCCGGTGCTGATCGACGGGGAGGGTGGTATCGTGGCCGGTCACGGTCGTGTGCTGGCCGCCCGCAGTATCGGGGTGGTATCTGTGCCTTGTCTGCGGGTCGACTGGCTCACCTTGGCGCAGAAAAAGGCCTACATCCTGGCGGACAATCGCCTTGCCATGAATGCGGGCTGGGATAACGAGATACTCTCGGCTGAATTGCGTGATTTGCAGGCCGATGGATTTCATCTGGACCTGATCGGCTTTTCCAACGAGGAGCTGGATACCTTGCTGGGAACATCAGACGACCTGACCGGACAGGATCCGGAGGACTGCCCGCTGGTTGAATCTGTGCCCGTCAGTGTCCTGGGCGATATCTGGTTGCTTGGTCCGCATCGGGTCATCTGTGGCGACTGCACTGAGTCCGCCGTGATGGCCGCACTGATGAAAGGCGAGCTGGCCGATGTCTGCTGGACGGATCCGCCGTATAACGTCGCCTATGGAGATAAGGCTGAGTATCTGAATGCTGGCGACAATGGCCGCACGCAGCGCAATACCTCGCGCATTCTCAATGATGATATGGATGACGCGAGTTTCGCGAAATTTCTCAGCGATTTTTACCGTGCCGCTTATTCGGTCATGAAACCGGGTGCCGCAATCTATGTGGCGCATAGTGAGACTGAACGCGCCAATTTCACCACAGCCATGCTATCCAACGGTTTCAAACTCTCCGGTGTGGTGATCTGGCGTAAAAATGCTCTGGTGCTGGGACGTTCCGACTATCAGTGGATTCATGAGCCGATTCTGTATGGCTGGAAAGCGGGAGGCGCGCATCACTGGTACGGCGGACGTAAAAAAACCACCATCGAGCACATGGGGGATGACAGTCCTTTCGTCAGGCGCGCCGATGGCCGGTGGGAGCTGCATCTGGGCGCGGGCGTGTTCGTGGTGGAGGGCAAGGCGGAAATCGAGGAGCTGCTCACGTCTATCATTGTCGAGGACAAGCCGCGCCGGAACGATGTTCATCCGACCATGAAGCCGGTCGCCCTGATTGAGCGCCAGTTGCGCAACAGTGCGAAGCGCGGTGCGATCGTACTGGATGCCTTTGGCGGATCCGGCAGCACGTTAATGGCGGCCGAACGTCTGGGCATGAAGGCGCGCCTGTCCGAATTGTCACCGAACTATGCGGATGTGATTGTGCGTCGCTGGCAGGAATATACCGGGCAGCGTGCCGTTCACGCTGTGACTGGATCACCGTTCCCGGATTGATTTGATCATGTCAGCCGTCAGCCAGTCTGAATTCGCAATCCTGCTCGGCAAGGATAAATCCTATGTCACCCGTCTTAAACAGGCCGGACGACTGGTGCTCACAGTCGATGGACAGGTTGAGGTGGAGAAAAGCCAGGCCCTGATCGCGGCCACCGCTGATCCTTCGCGCGCCGCTGCCGTGGAAGCCCGTGCCAGCGAGCAACTGGGCAAAGAGCGTTCAGCACCGCAGGATAACGCCATCGGCAACAGCTACCAGACCGCCCGTGCCGTCAACGAGAAATATAAGGCGCTGATTGCCAAGCTTGAATACGAAAAGTCCTCCGGCAAATTGATCGAGGCGGACGAGGCGCGGCTTTTTGCAGCGGATCTTGCTGCGACCTTCCGTGCGGCGCTGGAAGTTTTGCCCGACCGTCTGGCACCGGAACTGGTGCCGCTGCGGGAAACGGAAGCGGTGCGTGCCGTGCTGGTGGAATCGTTTGAACAGGTGCTGATTGATCTGTCCGACAAAATCAAACAGTGGGAATCATCATGACAGCCCGACAGATCATGGCCACCGCAGCCGCTCGCGCCGTCCGGCCAAGAGGGCGCCTCACGGTCAGCCAGTGGGCGGACAACCACCGCGTGCTGTCCAGCAAAGGTTCGGGAGAGACGGGACGCTGGCGCACGTCGCGCAACCCGATGCTCAAAGAGATCATGGACTGCTTGTCCATCCATTCGCCCGTCAGAGAAATCTGGGTGATGAAATCTTCGCAGGTCGGTGTCACCGAGGCCTCGGTGAACTGGCTCGGCTACACCCTCGACTATGCGCCGGGGCCCGCGATGGTGTTGATGCCCACCTTAGAGGCGCGCGACACCTGGAAGGTGCAAAAGCTCAATCCGTTGCTGACCGACACGCCCTGCATCCGCGAGCTGCTGGGCAGTATGAAATCCCGCGATGCGGCGTTTTCCAAAGAACTGATCGACTTTCCGGGCGGTATTTTGTTTCTGGCCGGCGGCAATTCGCCCAACTCCTACGCGCAGAAATCGGTGCGCTGTCTGATGATGGACGATCTGGATCGTTTCCCTGCGCAGATCGGCGAGGAGGGCGATCCTGTCGAACTGGCCCGCTCGCGTGTCAAAGCCTTCATGCGGCACAAACTGTTGTTTGCTTCCACGCCGACTATTAAAGGTGCCAGCCTGATCGGGCGTGGCTTCGAGGAGGGCGACCAGCGCCGCTATCACGTTGCCTGTCCGCAGTGCAGCGAGCGCCAGACGCTCAAATGGAGTAACGTCCGTGCGAACCAGACGCTCACAGATGCCTGGTACGTCTGCGAGAACGGCTGCATCATTGAAGAGCATCACAAGAGCGCGATGCTGGCAGGCGGTGTATGGATCCCGGCACAGCCGGAACGGCAGGTGCGCAGTTATCACATCTCGGCGCTGTACGCGCCCATCGGTCTCGGACCCTCCTGGCTGGATCTGGTGATTAAATTTAAGCGAGTGCACAAGGATGCGATCCAACTGAAAACTTTCGTCAATCAGGATCTTGGCGAAGAGTGGGAAGACCTGACCGATAAGCTCAAAGCGCACGATCTGGCTAAACGTGCAGGCGACTACGGCATCAGCGTCATTCCGCCCGGCTGCCTTGCGCTGACCTGTGGCATCGACACGCAGGATCAGTGGCTGGCCGCCACTTTGCTGGGCTGGGGGGCGGACGGCAAACATTTTTTGATCGACTGGATTGAGATTCAGGGCGATACCACCGGCTCCCAGGTATGGGACGAGATGGAATCCTGGCTGCATGCACCGCGCGTCAATTCGTTCGGTGTCGCGATGACGATACGCGCCGCTGGGATCGATTCGCGTGGTCACCGTTCTGAGCAGGTGAAAAACTTTGTCGGTCGTACCAGTTTGCGCGTTCCAGTGTATTCGGTGCAGGGTGCGACCAACCGTATCGGGCGCGCTATCGCACAGACTGCCAGCTATCCGGTGAAGAGCCGCACCGGCAAGGTGATCAAGTCGGGCTATTGCGTGTGGAACATCGGCACCGAACACTGCAAGGATTTCATCTTCGGCAATCTGGCCTCGGACGGTGAGCGCCCGCCCGATGAGCGCATCTTTGTCTTTCCGCAGGGGCTGGTCGATGAGTATTACGACGGGTTGCTTTCGGAGGTGTACGACCCCGAGAAGAAACGCTACGTCCCTAGAATCGGTGCGAAATACAAGCGCAACGAGCCGCTCGACACGCTGGTGTATGCCTGGGCGATCGGCCAGCACCGCGCCATCAATCTGGGGCGCGGACGCACAGGTCGGCCTGACCCGCATTACTGGGAACGACTCAAAGTGATGCTGGAGCCCAGGGAGGCAAAACCCCGGGCCGGGGATAAAGTTGAACCACCTGCTTTACCCGCGCCTGCCGCAACACCTGAAGTCAGGCGCGAACCGGGCGTCAGCTCGCGGCATTCCGCGCTGATGGATCGGATCAAGGGGCGAGGGCGATGAGTGCCGATATCATCAGCCGTTTTATCGAACTGCTGAATGCCGCGCAGCCGACCTTCAGCGAAGAGCTGGCAACGAATATTGAACGCCAGTTGCGCCACGAATACCGGGGTGAGCGAGTGTACATCGCCAAGCATCCGGACAACCTGCACGACATCGTCCGGTCACGCTTTACAGGCAACAATGTCGAAAAACTGGCGGCTGAGTTGAAAATATCCCGCCGTACGGTTTACCGGTCGCTGCAAAGAGGGCATAAGACACCTTGA